ACACCATAGCTAGGATGAGTGCGAAAGTTCGGCAGACCGTGCAGTGTGGCCACGCCTTCGTTTTCCGAGGGGGAGTAGTTCAATTGGTAGAGCATGAGCCTTCCAAGCTCAGAATCAGGGTCCGAGTCCCTGCTCCCTCTCCACATAAACACGATACAGGAAAGGTGGCCGAGTCTGGCTGAAGGCGATTGGTTGCTAACCAATTATGGAGGTTCTGCCTCCATCGCAGGTTCGAATCCTGCCCTTTCCGCCATTTGTCGTAAGCTATGTCATAAGTATGACACAAGCTATGACAGAAAGTGTGTAAAAGCGCAGACAGTTATTGATAAGTGTATGCAAAATGACACAACACCAACTGGCCGTGTCGTGGCTGTTTGCCGTTTGCCGTTAAAGCGCATCGCGCAGCCGTGTCGTTCGGAGGTAGCTAACCGTGATCCAGCGAAGCTTTTCAACGCCGCGCTGGGGCGGAGGGGGTGGTGTGGATGGTGTGTGGGGTGGCAGGTGTTGTAAAGGTGAGCAGCAGAGTTGTTAATTGAGACCATCAAAACGAAAGGAAGCAATATCAATGGATAAGAAAGTACCAGTGTCATCTGTTGTATTCCGTGACGACCTTTACCCACGGATCGAAACGAGCCAAGCCAAGGTTAATGAATACATAGACAGTCTGGACGTACTACCGCCCATTGAGGTCAACCAGCACAATGAGATTATTGATGGCTGGCACCGCTGGACAGCGCACAAGAAGGCCAAGGCCGAAGAAATTGCCGTTACGGTCACGGAGACGAAATCGGACAATGAGCTATTTACACTGGCCTGCCGCCGGAATGCCCGGCATGGACTCCAGCTTTCGGCGAAGGATAAGAAGAAGGCTGCTCTTCGCATGTATGCGGAGGGAACCGGGGAGGACAAGGCACGGATAGCCAAAGACCTCAGTGTTACGGAACGTACAGTTAGTGGCTGGCTAACCGATATTGATAAGCGGCTGCGTGAAGAACGTGACGAGACCATTCGCGCTATGTGGCTGGCGTGCTACACCCAGCAGCAGATAGCCGACGAGGTGGGGGTTAGCAAGATGGAGATTAGCCGTAGCGTGGACGATTGTAACAATCTGGAAAGTTTTCCGAAAAGTTACAAACTCCATGCCCTCTACCAAGAGCCGGAGTGGGAACCGCCACTATACGACATCTGGAACCAGTCCAAGCAAAGCAACAAGGCTCCGGTCTTCGGCAGTGTACCGTCGGAGTTCGTGGACAATCTGCTTTACACATTCACCGAACCGTTTGACATAGTGGTTGACCCGTTCGCGGGCAGTGGCTCCACCATTGACCTCTGTAAGAGGCGGCTTCGGCGTTACTGGGTAAGTGACCGGGCGCCCGATGAAGCGCGAACCGATATTCGACAATTTGAGCTATCGGGCGATGGAATATCAGGGCCTTCACGCTGGGCTGACGTGGCGCTCGTCTACCTTGATCCCCCGTACTGGAAGCAGGCTGAGGGCAAGTATAGCCAAGATGACGCAGACCTGGCGAACATGTCTCTGGAGGAGTTCACTGATACACTGATAGCTATCATCTGTGCCTATGGAAAGAAGTTGCCAGCCGGTGCCCATATTGCCTGCATCACCTCGCCGACCCAGTGGCCAAACGATGATAAGAGCACGAACTACCACGACATTGACCTCGCCTGCCGCGTGAACAACAAGCTCCAATTGGTGAGACGAGTAGTTTGTCCATATTCTACCCAACAGTATAATGGCACTCAAGTAGAAATAGCTAAGGAGCGCAAATTATGGATGGTACTCAGTCGAACCATGCTCATCTGGCAAGTAGCAGCCAAAGCCGAATAGGGCAAGAACACGATTCGAGACTTAAAGTAATTCGTGAATTTTGGGAGTACGGAATAGAATGTTCTGACCGAGAAGGCGTACATTGTGATGATGTTGGCCTTTCGCTAAGCACATATCTGCAAATGGTGTATACGTTAAATAGCGAAGAGTTACACAATTATATGCGTAAAAGATGGGTGCCAGACTATAAATTAAGATATGGACAGCAACCACTTCCGATTAACTTCATTCGAGCCGAGATAAAAAGTGGTCGCACCATTGAGGCAAAGGCATTTTATGCGTATCGTCTTCACGAATATGCTTCCCAAACTATGGTAATTATAGCTGTTCCTAATAAGGCCAACGCATGGTTTTGGCCACTACTTGACATACCAAATCCTAAAGAAATATGGTGTCCTGTATGGTATCCATACTTTGACAAAGAGTATGCTCTTATGGGACAACTATTTCCTAGTGTTGAGCGCAAGAAGAGCACTCGTCATGGTGGTAGTGGAACTGCATATTTCACACTCCCTTTGCCACCTTATATGTTGAGTGAGTTTCTTCAACAACAGTTCGAAAGTCTAGTTCATGCCTAAGTCCAGCATAATAAGCCCAGTTGCCGACGCTCTCCGCGCTGGTGCGTTCAACCGCGCTGACGACATTGACTTTACTGACATCATCGGTGACCCTATCGCTTGGTGTAAGGTAGCCGAGCCAAAAATCGAGAGTAAGCGTTACGGCATTGTAAGTTTCGAGCCTTATGATTACCAGATTGCTGTCATGCGAGCTGTCGCCAATGCAGAGAGTATGGTAATCCCCAAGTCGCGCCAGGTTGGAATCTCTACAGCGATTATGGTGGCGTTTGTCCACCAGCTACTTTTCAAGGCCGAACACTGCGGCACTCCACTCCACTGTCACGTGGTAGCAAACAAGGAAGAAGTGGCTATCGGACGGCTGCTGCGAATTGCCAAATTTGCGCTAGCTACTGCGAAGCTCACAGAAGGCCAGCGCAGAAACTTGCGCGGTACAGACTGGCATACAATGGTTCCGCAGATCAGTTACGACACCAAGTTAGCTCACAACTACATCCGGGCCCACACTTCGGGTTCTGATCCGGGCCGGTCGTTTGGTGGCAATGCTGCACTACTTGAAGAAGTTGCTGCTATGCCCAATGCCTATGATGTCTGGAAGTCGTTGGCTCCTATGCTTGATGATGTGCCGCACTCAGTTGTAATGCTAGTCAGCACCTATCAGGGCGACGGTGACTTCTTTTGCGACTGCGTGGACAATGCTGAAGAAATGGGCATGACTTGCCTGCCTATTGACTGGAATGCACACCCTGACCGTGACGAGAAATGGCTGAAAAATTCTCAGGCGCGGTTCCATGGCAGGATCAGTGAGTGGGAAGAGGAGTTTGCGCTGAAACGCATCCATGCCGGAAATAAGCTAGTTGACATGGAGAAGATCCGCAAAGCTGCTGAGGGAGTAACATATTACGGCGACAAAAACGATAGCTCGCATCCAATACCCATTGAGAGTCATCGCTACAGCAAGGGCGTGGATTGCGCGGGACCTGGCCAGGATTTAACTGTGTTCACAGCTATCGATCTGACTGTCAGGCCGCCACAAATCGTCTACCAAAAAGCACTTCCCTATCTCTCCACCGAAGACCGCATTGCAACAATTGAAGACTTCGATATGCAGTTTCGTGGACAACTCTTTATCGATGGAACCAACGATAAGGCCCTCCCTGCACTCGTGAAATCGCGCAACAAGATAGCTGTTCACATAACTGCTGGTATGCAGGTTCGCGAGCGTATTGACCGCGTCGAAGGACTTAAATGGAGAACTGCTCCGCGCAGTGAATTGCAGAGTTGGTTGACAGCAAACCTCGAACGTGGTAAACTAATAGCACACTTGGAACACTTTCCCGATTTGTTCACTGCACTTGACACCGCTCAGGTCTTAGAAGGTGCAAAGCGACGTGGCAAAAAAGTGGACTACCTTGACTCGCTAATGATGGCCAATATGAGTTTGATGACTGGGAGAGACCGTGAAGGCAGCGGGGAAACAATTGTGAGCATCCCTACGTCTAAACATCTAACCGATATTCGAGGCCGTCGCTGGTGAAAATTATGGCAACCGACTTGTACTACCGAACACAACGCTGGTGGAAAGACCACATCGCAGGTTGGGGCAGTAACAAGGAAATTGCTGCTGCCGACAATCGTGAAGAGCGAGACACCAAGTTTCCTAGCGCTGAACTAGGCACCACTGGCTTGGATGTTCGTGGTGGTAACATTTACCAAGAGTATAATTACGACTTGCAATCGCTCTCTTCGCGAATGGTTGTCTATGAAGAAATGCGTCGTTCGGAGTCGGCACTGGCAGCTATCGAGCAAATCATCACACTTCCAATTCGACAAGCTGACTGGCGTATAGAATTGGGTGATGATAAGAACTTTGGTGAGTTCGTAAGGTGGAATTTGTTTGAAGGGCTTTCTCACTCATTTGACGACCTGTTACGTGAAGTCCTGCTAGCCCCGCTTTATGGTTTTACAATTCACGAGAAGGTCTTTGAAGACAAATCGCAAGGCTACCTGGGCTGGCGCAAATTTGCCGAACGTGCCCGGAGGACAGTCACTGAATGGCAATTTGACCGTACTGGTGGCTTAGAAGGAATTGTTCAAACAGGAATTAGGCCAGACAATGCCGAAATGTATACCGTAGAAATCCCGATCAAGAAGCTCATTGTCTGGACTTGGCGCAAGGAATCAGGCAACCCAGAAGGCATTGGTGCTTTTCGACAAGCCTATAAGCACTGGAGATATAAGCAGGCATTTGAGGAATTTGCCGCTATTCGTATTGAACGACAGGCTATGGGAATGCCCAAGGCAACTCAGCCGCCTGGGGGTGCTCCCCAAACTGAGGTCGATGCCGTTGCCAAACTGTTGCAGCGGATACGCACAGCTCATGACTCTGGCCTACTTATTCCCGATGGCTGGTTAGTGGATATGCTAAATCTGGGACCCGCTGACGTGCCCTTCGAGTCTCACATCGAACGCCAGCACCAAAGCATTCTCCAGACTGTACTCGGGCAATTTGTCGGTCTCGGTCAGGGTGGCGATACCGGAGCTTGGGCGCTTTCCAAGGATAGCTCTAGTTTTTTCCTTATGGGACTCGAAACTATAGCCGACTGGATGGCTAGCTACTTTAATCGCTACTGTGTTGCTCAGCTAGCTCGATATAATGCACTCGGCGACATTGAGCCACCTCGTTTAGTTCATGGCCCACTTGGTGTTCGCGATCCAGACGTTATCAGTAGCGCAATCTCTAAGCTATTCGATCCTAAGTTGCAGTTGCCGGAGAATATCGAGGAATATATGCGGGCAGAGCTAGGCTTACCTGACCGTGACCCAGATGATGTGCGTGAACAGATTGTAGTAGAGGAGACTGAGACAGAAGATGATAACAATAGGGATTAGCGAGTTCTGGTGTGGGTTTGGTGCCGGGTTCTTTAGTCTTGTACTAATCCTGTTCATTGCGTCACGCTTTTACAAAGGAACATAGTAAGGCTACCCAATTCTAGAGGAGGCAATAATGAGCATCCCTAAGAAAGTGTACAGAACAGAAGGAAAATGCAAATGTGGTATGTGTGTTGTGCGCAAAGGAGCTGAAGACCAAACTGTTTGGCTTCTGCGTCCCGGTATGCCCGGAATAAAAATACCACTCAAGCCTGCAATTCAACCTGCGGACAGCCATTGTCCTCACTGTGCCTGTCGTCTTGGTGATGATGGGTTTGCATACGAAATGGTTGAGCGACAGGAATAAATCGCGGGCTGGGCAAACAGAAAGTCGCCGGTCTCATACGCCGGAGATTCCGGTGCGACTCCGGGGCCCGCTACCAGTTTTTGCTGACAATGAGGAGGAATAATGGCGCACCAATCGCTTGAGGACCTACGAAAGTTCATAGATAAGGTGTCAGCGGAGCCTGAGCAAGAGTGTGTGGCGCACGGGACTTTCTACGAGCAAGAGGGCAAGATACTATTCATCGGCACTGAATCGCGGGGCATTTCTACCTTTATTCGCGACGCTTATCCTGGCTGGCAAACTGACTTTGGAGAGGCAACCTAATGGCGTATGCAGAGAAATGCCCGGTGTGTGGGGAGAGACTAGTGAGCGCGGCATGGTCGCCAGCTTCTAAAGATGTCTACGCTTGCGTGGAGTGTGGCAAGGAGTGGCTTGTTGAGCTGTTTGAGGTCGGGGATGGAGACCCCACCGAAGAGACGTATGACGAACTCTTGCATCAAGTAGTTGCTGATGCCTTTCAATGTGGCTGGCTAGCTAGAGACGCAAGATAGTAGGGATAACCTATGCCTGCACCGCACCTAATGATCAGAACCGAACCTAATCCCGAGCAAAACGTCTAATACATAAGAATGAAACTCTTACTCGTTATTCCAATCTGCGTGTTATTGTCGCTATGTGTCTATACTTCGGCACAAGCTGAAGACTGGCAGTTTGATCTGAAACTCCATTCCTTTGAGGACTTTGCGGATGTTAGCCAGCGTTTAACTAAACACTTTGGTAACCTCGACTTGATGTTGGCAGCCAGACAATTCAAATTCGATGGGGAACAATCTAACCACTTAAACCTATCCTTGCAAGGCAAGTGGTTTGGTGTTGAGTATCTAACTGGCGAGAATGTGACTGCCGACTTGCGGGCCTTTTCGCTCTTTACGCCTAGCAGCACAAAAGCAGAGTCCTTTGCTACACCTTGCAATAGTGTACTCCATACCTATCTGCACCAGAAATTTGGTAGTGGCTTTGTGCAGTTTGATCACTTTCGCAAAGGCCATATTGACGAAATGAAACTGCATTGCCGTGCCGAGTTTTAATCAAGCAAAAAACTTTCTTCAAGAAACGCTTGACATCAAAGCCGAATTATGTTATACTATAGATAGTGATTTGATAAGAAACTTATACAGCATTGTAATATCTAATAATTTAGTAGTGTAAGACCGACCAAAATTCAGTTGCGGCTATCGTGTCCCGGCCCGACGCGAGAAGCGTGATCCCTCAGTCACCGCCGCTTAGGTGGGGCCCCACCAAACATTTTGAGGACGCGAGCAGAGGAGGTCGCTAAGACCTCCTCTTTTTATTTGGGGTGATGAATACGATGACAAAACGCGGAGCACCAAGGCGCAATGGTAGTGGACGTGGAGTTCGAGCCAACCGAGGTCGTGGTGGTTGTAACACTACTCGTCGCACTGGCCGAGGACGTAGTCGGAGGTAGTTATTATGGCAAAAAACAAAACTGCTATAATGTACCTGGACAAAGGCCCGGCTATCAGTATGGTTGAAGCAGCCATTACTGAAGAGGGCAGTTCTGTCTGGCACGAGCTTATCTATACCGGCAATTTCACTCACCCCAAGTACGGCAAGTTTAGTGTTACCCCTGAAGTATTGGCCACTATGGTAGAGGAGTTCAATAGTGGTAGACCCGTAAGTGCAGGCATTCCCATAGACGAACGTGCCGACCATAGTGTGCGTCCTGATGGAGCTTATGGTTGGATCAAGCAACTGGAAGTCCGCGACGAGGCTTTGTGGGGAGAAATCAAGTGGACTTCTGACGGAGTGGAAGCAGTTGATTCTGGACGCCTCCCATACATCTCTCCCCGTTTTACTGTTGGTGCAGACAATTTTGTTAAAGCAGCCGCTCTTTGCACCCGACCGTTTTTTTCTCAGCAACCCGAACTTCAAGTAACAGCTTCAGAGTATACCACTATAGATCCAGACAGTTTGCCAGGAGGTACAACTATGGCTATGACCGAAGAGCAGGCCCGAGAAAAGTATGTTGAGGCAGAAGGTAAGGTCACTAATAAGCAGTGGACTAAAATCTCTAAGGATGTGGAAGACTGGGACGCTTTTGTGGTTGACCTTGCTGATGTTGAGCCGGAGCCGGAACCCGAGCCGGAACCGGAACCTGACAAGGTAACTCAGCAAGACGTTGACGAATTGGCCGCTCAGCTAGCAGCTAAGGAAACAGAGGTTGGTGATGTTAAGGTCCAACTTGCTACAGCCAAGAAAGAACGGACTAAGGCTGTTGATGCTGTCGCCGAATCTGTCGCTCGAATCGAGAAGTTGGAGCAAGATGCCAAGCGCGAGAAGGTTAAGGCGTTAATTGCTGCAACTAACTTTGGCGACGAGATTTATGCCTCTGAATCCGTTGAGATCCTTACCAGTCTGCAAATGGGTGACGACGATGCTATCACTGCTCTTCAGGATCACCTGAAGAAAAACGATGGCGAGATGCTCAAAATCCCGCTTGGCGAAACCACTCAAGTCGCTGCCACTACAAACACTGGCGAAGAGGATGATGAGACTTGGTTCGCTAATCACCCAATGGCTGACGACACAAGGGCAAGTGTGAAAGAGATTGCGGCAACTAATAGTGTTACTTTCAAAGCTGCCTATGGTCTCCACTGGGACAAGATCCATAAGGGTATATAATGCCAGTTTGGAGTAACGAAGCTGATTCATTTCCAGAAGAGGCAGGAGAAGCAATAACCACTGCTTATTTGGTTGTCTTACACGACACTGATGGCAAGGTCTATCTTGCCAACGCAACTAGCGGAGCAGGCCAGGATGTACCGGCTATCGGTATAGCTGAAACAACTCAAGCTGAAGGCAATATAGTTGAGATCAAGCGTCAAGGTCATGTCTCTGGTGCAACAGCACTAAAAGAAGGCCAATGGATATACCTCGCTACAACCGATGGGCAGATAACACAGACAGCGCCTTCGGGCATCGGCGAGATCGTGCAAGTTGTGGGTATAGCAATAAGTACAACCGAGTGGATACTAGACTTCCATCCACACACCGTAGTTAGTTAAGAGGTGACTGTCAATGGCTTGGCCAAAAGGCACAACCGATTCAGATGTATATGATAATGCTCAACCTAGTTTCCCGTGTGTTGCTGGGGAAGCAATTGGTAGAGGCCAACTAGTTTCAATTTCGACATCCGATGGCCTAGCATATCTTGCTTGTGCGGCTGTTGGCGCTCCAGAACTTGGTGCGCTAGGTTGGGCTGAAACCTCAGTTCCAATTAGTGGTATAGTTGAGGTAAAACACCAAGGTCGAATGGCTGGCTTGACAGGATTAATTACTGGAGACCTTGTTTACCTATCTAATACTCCGGGTGGATATTCTGTTACAGCAGGAGACACTTCCCAAGAAGTAGGTATGGCCTATACCACTACCAAACTTGTAATATGTATCGAGCAGATTGCTAGTCAGACTACCCAGAGTAGCAGTTCGAGTTCTTCGAGTTTGAGTAGTAGTTCTAGTTCAAGCACTAGTAGCAGCAGTAGTAGCAGTAGCAGTACAGGCCAAATATAGAATAAGCGAGTAGGTGATTGTCATGCCGCATTTCGTTGATAAACTACCAAACTTTCCAGCTACGGCAGGAGAAGCCATAGGTACTTGTCAATTGGTTGCTATCTCCAATGTTGACGGTCTTGCTTACCTCGCTTGTGCGGGGGCAGGTATAGAGGAATTGCCAGCACTTGGTGTGGCTGAAACCGCAGTGCCCGTCGGGGGTATGGTTGAGGTCAAGCATCGTGGGCAAGTGGACTTGGCTAATGGTCTTTGGCCTGGCGACTTAGTGTACACATCAAACACGGCTGGCGCAATTTCGTTAACTGCTGGCGACACGTCGCAGAGTGTGGGTTTCGCGATCAGCCAGACACAGTGGGTAATTTGCATTGAACAGATTGTAGCCCAGACCGCCGTAAGTAGCAGCAGCAGTAGTAGTAGCAGCTCATCGAGCAGCACGTCGACTCCTACATAAGTGGGTGATGTAAATGCCATTTGAACCTTTTGAATGCGACGATATGGTGTACTGTAACGTGCAGCCGAACTTTCCTATAACGGCTGGCGAAGCAATAGCTGCTACTTACTTGGTGGCGATCTCTCCCGTAGATGGACTGGGATACTTGGCCTGTGGTGCTGTAGCTACTCCAGAGTTGGGTGCTCTTGGTGTTTCTGAAACCAGCGTCCCAGAAGGTGGTCGAGCCTCAGTAAAACACGAGGGGCAAGTTGAAGGAGCATCTGGGCTTTGGCCTGGAGACCTCGTTTATGTCGCTAGTACTCCAGGCTTGATTACAACTACTGTTGCTGGTGGCGACATATCGCAACAGGTAGGCTTCGCAATTAGTACAACTAAATGGGTTATCTGTATTGAGCAGATTGCTAGTCAGACAACGGAGAGTAGCAGTAGTTCCAGCAGCTCAAGCGAAAGCAGTTCGAGTAGTAGCTCTAGCAGCACAAGCACTAGCAGCAGCTCTAGCAGCAGCAGTTCAACAGGCGCATAGAACTTAGCCAACCTAGCCTCCGAGGAGGTGCAGCATCATGGCCGGAACGCCCGGTGCATTCACAACTGATCATATACCGACCAGTATACTGTACACGGAAATAATGGATTCTATTGAACGACATAACGAGGCGAATCGCGATTGGAAGTCTATGTTTTGTGGTCCGAGTGTTACTCGGAAGTCTACCGTAGAGATGCGCGAGCGCGGTATGACTATGGAAGAGTCTGGTCAGGACACCACTCAGCCTGACATGCAGCATATCCCCCGTCAGACTATTAATCTGAATAGTCCTCGGCGATGGCTGCTCAACGCTTCCATTACCCACAAGGCGTGGGAAGAAGGCATGAACTCCACTGAGATTCGAGAGGATCACTTGGAGGCACTTGATGCTGACTATCGCACTGTCACCGAGAGTGTTCTCGAAGAGGCTCTCACCGACGGTGGGTGGTATAGTGGTACTGTCATTCCGCCCCGTTTCAAGCGGAGCACGTTCCTTGTGACACATGACCACTATCTGGCAGCCAATGTTGGTGGAATACCGTTGCTTTCTCACTTCACGGAATCCTATCAGCACATCACCGAACATGGTTACCCTGGTAGTCTGATTGTAGCCTTTATCAATGGGCAACAGTCGGAACAGATCGTGAACTACACCGAGTGGGGTACTGCACCAGGTCCGATGCCGACGCCAGTAATGACGCGCCTTCAGGAACTCGGTCACTATCCCGCATTTATGGCTGCGGGCATTCCCGTCTATCGGGAAGACTGGATTCCTGATAACTACATGCTGCTGGTTTGTTTGAATCCGCGCATGTGGCCGATGAAGTGGCGTGTGCCTGAGCAGCCCGACCCAGCAGTAGAGGGTCTTATGACATACACAATGGAAGCACACGACTTCGATATGTCGGTTAAGTACCGATACATTGAAGAGTATGCTCGCTGGACTTCTGCAACCATTGTACGCCAGGGTGCGGGAGTAGCATACTACCTGGGTGGTGCGAACTACGTGTCGCCTGGCGGATGGTACGCATAATTTGGCTTAGGAGGTAAGCTGGCATGGAAACTCAACAGGCTTACCAGTTGGTGTCAGATGACTATGTGCTGCCAAGCGATAGTGCTACCTATTTGTTTCCGGTTGCGAATAGTCAAGGCAATACTCCGTTACAGCCGTTCATATACGCTCACGTGTTGTTGTATATGACGGTGGGTGCTGGTGAAGAGACTGTGACTTTTGACATTCAAATCAGCTCCGACAATGTAACTTGGTATGACACAACTATCCACGACTTGACTGCTGCTGCTAACAAATGGGTTCAGGCTGCCAACCTTGCCATAGCTGCTAATGTGCAAGACGCTATTATAGGTCTGTCTAACCCGGCTCACTATGTTCGTGTCACTGCGAACAATAGTGGTGCTACTGCTGCTACAATACACGACATGTGGTTAATTACAGAATCCTAAAGGAGAAGAAATATGGAACAAGCAGCCGAAATGCCCAATATTCCCATAATGACCAAGGACACTGATGCGCCATTGCGTCGAGCGGACTTGGCCGCTTATGTGCGTGGAAAGACATTCAACAAAGCAGAAGCTGTTGCTTGGTTGAAGGCAGAAGAAGTTCGTGCTATGCTGCGGTCCCGCACTGAAACCGACGAGTTTCAACAGCGAGCCTCTTTTGACAGAGCACAGGCTTGCGGTCGGTGTCGTAAAAGCATAAGCTCAAGCAAGGAAGAGAATCTCATTGAGGAACCAATCAATATCGATCAGAAAATGCACGATCTGATGATAGAGATCCTTGATGAATACAAGCAGATGGGTGTCAATGCCGATGATATTCCTGTTGGTAGTGACTCTGAGATCATTGAACAACCCGAGTAGGTGACTATGCATTGTAATTAGTTGCTAGGGCTGTGTCGGCCCGAAGTTACGCCTCCGGAGAGACTCTAGTGATTGACAGACTCGATGAAAGAGGAACCTTAAACGTATAAGGGGACAACGTGGCTTACACTACGTGGGACAAAGCGCAAGAGTATTTAGATGCTGATAGTTTGGGCAGCGTCGACATTGTTGTAGTGCAGAAGTTTGTCGATGAAGCCGAGAAACGCTTTGATGCCCGCCTGCGTAGGATTTACGATTTGCCATTCGTAGAAGCCGAGGATCCTGAAGCCTATGCCATTGCTCACGATGTATGTTCTATGTGGGCAGCGGCTGATTATATTCGCAACCGTCACCAAGCAGAAGGCACTGAAGACGACGCTTGGTACGCATCGAACCTTGACATTATGGCTGATCGGCAAGTGGAGTTCCTTGAATCACGCCGGGGGCCTGTCGATGCAGAGGCCAACGATGATCCACTTGTTTACAAGCCCTATGATGGAGACACAACTCATGTGGCAGCTATGCCAGACGCTATTTTTCGGCGCAGAAACGTAACGACTGGAAGCGGGTATCACTGGTAATGTCGAGAACCGCTATAAATGCTACCCTCACAGTTAATGCAGGTGACATTGCCCGGAAAGGCATTCACCAAGTTTTTCGGCCTATCTGGGATAGGGCCCGGGATGTAAGTCCTGCATGGGATGAAGTTCGAGATGTTTTCTTTGGTATGGAGAAAAAACTATTTGAGAACGAGGGTGCGACAGAGGAACATAGTCAGTGGGCACCATTGTCAGAAAGTTACAAGGAATGGAAGGATCGTATGTCGCCTGGCGATCCGATTCTTCAACTAGGCGGTAGCACTAGTCGTAATTACGAGTTGATTAAGGAACTAACTGGCAAGGGGCCCTACCTTGAACATCAGGGCAAACGAGTTTGGTACTATGCTACAGAGGCCAAAGTTGAGGAGGGGTATTTGGCCACCCTGCACATGACTGGATTGCCCCATCGGAATAGGTCGATGCCTTCCCGCCCGCCTGTTCGTCTCACAACTGCAAACCGTGAGCAAATTGGCAGAATAATTGTGAGATATGTTCTTACTGGTGCTCGTGCATGGAAGTTATCTGATCCGCCAGACAAGTTTGGTTGGCTAAGAGCTAACCCGGAATTTGGTTAATGCGACCCAATCCTGCCCAAACACCAACAATTGGCAACCGACTGGCCACAGGGATTTACGACACCTTGGCTGACAATTTACACAATTATATGTCGCGTTCAGATCTGCATGGTGTCAATTACCACCTACAGCCCGAAGAGGTTACAGCAGCTACTTGTCCCGATGTGGGCATTTACGATCTCGGCTGGACAAAGCAAACAGAGACCATTCGCGGCTACGATGCTTTGGGCGTATTACAACCTGGTCTTGCCCAGCGTCGCTACCGCTTCAACATAGTGGTACATGTTGTTGGCCGAAAGGTCGAAGAGACAGGTCGCAAACTGAATGTGTGGGCAGACGCAATAGTGGCCTGTCTCGAAGATTACTTCCAGCTTGACGATCTGGCTGTTGAGGTTTTTGCCGAGAGCACTGATCCTAGTGTGCCAATTTCAATGGGGTCCGACATAATGCGAGCTATAGCTGTGGAAGCAATCGTAAACACTTGGACACTACAGGGTGCAGTTGCATTTGCATAGGAGAGGATAAACTATGCCTTCTCAAATAGACGATTTTACCGCAATGTGGGAATGGGATCTCACCTCAGGCATTTTGGAGAACCTAAAACGCGGGGTAAGTCCTCGCGAGACCTATGACTGGACATCTACCATAATTGAGACTGGTGATGTGCAGGTAATTGCTCCAGTTCTCAGCAGTATGGAAAGCATGGAGGAGGAATTGTTCCACGAAGCCACGCTAGGCACGAACAATGCCTTCTTCCGCGATTTCGACGCTATCTTTTCTGCGTTTCTAACTTGGTATGTCAGTGGCGACGAGGGAACCTACACCAATATCCAAGCTGCACTTGATGGCCGTCTCTACCGAATTGCCCATACAATGAGAGATGCGTGGCTTTCGCAGCAGGGCGGTAGCATTGGTAGCCATTACTTGTTCCCAGTTGAAAATGTCATCTTGTCAGAAGCGGTGCGGGGCAACATTCCATCATATCCCAGTGTGTTGCCTACCCTTGTTGATTACGCTCGACTCATTGTTGTCTGTAATGAGCTTATCGGTGGCGTCAACTTAGTGGTTGCTTTTACTGCAACATACTCCGACGATACTACTGGAGCCGAAACCATAACCGCTACAGCCGCATCTCCTGCCAACACTGAATTCCAAGTGGCCGAAAATGATATTACTACCCCAGTAATGTCTGGAGCCACCACCGTTCCTATAGCAGCAACCGCTGGTTTAGTAGCAGGGCAGCAAGTCATTGTGCAAGACAGATACTGGACAGCAAGGTTACTTACCGACTGTATTGCCGGTGAAACCACATTTACAGTTGAAGACTCGCAGGCATTTGCTGCTGGCAATGCTGTTCAACTACATGACGATAACACTGCCGACGAAGCTGCTACTATTCTGTCTGTTAATCACGAGCTTCGCGAAATTGTCGTCTCCGCCGGTGTTGCTGGAAACTTTAACACTAACCAAGATGCCTATATCCGGCTTAACGTAGAGCAGGATTATGGTTGGTGCGAAGTTGTTGGAATAAGTACGGTGACTCTGAACACTAGTATTGTCGTGGATGCAGCCCTGAACCATACTTATTCTGATCAGGCGGTTACGCAGCGGTTAATCAAAAGCATTGCTGCTCTCACACTAACTAATGGGACTCCAAGCGACTGCATTGACGTTGTGGCAATACCTGATCGTCCGAACTATGACGAGCTTGCCAGCTCGAGTTCCTCGTCTAGCAGCCGGTCTTGGTCAAGTAGTTCGTCTAGCAGTTCAAGCTCCAGCAGCGAAAGTAGTAGTTCAAGCAGTTCAAGCAGTTCAAGTTCTAGCAGTTCTAGCAGTTCTAGTTCGAGCACAAGCAGTTCAAGTTCTAGTAGCTCAAGCAGCGCGTAATGATCAGGAGGTAGAGCCAGATGGCTATCATACCACACAAAGCGTGTGAACTTGCCTTCGGTTTACAAATAGCGCAGGGAGTTCCTGCCAATCCCGACATAATGTTCCCGATCCACGAAGCCGAGGATCTGGACTGGCAGAAGAACTATTCGTTCTTCCAGTATTCCGATGGGTACTACGATTTGCGCCATTACTTCTCGGAAGGCCAGTGGTTGGAAGGAGCTATCACGTTCCCACTAATTCCTGGCGTTGTAGCTGGTAACCTTGGTACTTGGCTCTGGGGCCGCACAGGAACCTATCGTCAGGGCTACTGGGCTACCATCTACCGCAATATGGGCAATGGCGTAGTTGAGCGATACGTTGACTGCAAGGCACTGAGTGGCTCGTTTGCTTGGGACTATGGCGCACTCAGCACTATTGTAGTTAATGTAGCCGGTATTACAGCGCCTGAGGCGACAGGTGCCTTTGGTGCAACTATCTATACTGCAGATCCGTATCTCTATAATGAGGTAGGTCTGGCTCTAGCACTTGGTGGGGGCGCGTATGCCTCCTACACTCCAACCAAAAACCATGCAATTGAGTGGGACAATATGGTAGAAGCTCCTGCCGATATGGGAACATTGTCTGGTTCGATTACTCCTTTGCATTTGCCGGAAGCAGCTACGGCTCAATGGACAGCGTCATTTGACCAACTCTTTCTTACCTCTGAAATATATGACGATTTCCATGCTGGTCAAGAAGGTTCCTACAGGGCTATATTGGCCCGACCTGCCATTAGTGCTACTTGCACACTCACGTTCCCGCGTATAGTTTGGACAGAGGCACCACTACACATTCCGAATAGCGGTGTGGTTTGGCAGGAAGGTGTTAACTTCCAGGCACTAGGTTCAAGAGATGGTGCAACTGCTGCATTTATGTTGACAGAGACAATCTAAGATAAGGATGTGCCTAATATGACGAATGATGGTCGTATCCTAACGATGCGTACAACGAACATCCGTACCGCTGCTGTGCTAATGTCGTCGGGTTTTCCGTTACAGGGCGGCGAGGAAACGGAGAGGCCGGGCATTGTCAACTTTATGATAATGGTGCCCGACCATAAAAAGAAAGAAGCCGAAGACCTTGTGGATTTATGCAGAAATGGTCTTGATTTGCAGGTCCACTTAGGCACCTACGAGCGCAACTTACGCAATGTACTCAAACTGATCGGACATTTCAAGGAGATGAACCCAGATGAGCAAAGCCAAGAAAGACGAAGAGAAAAAGCAAGTACCTAAAGACGTTTCGGAAAGCTATGTTGTATCTATGGGGGTCCCCACCGAGACCCTTAATATCCCCGACATTGATGGTGCTTTCATCACTGCTGCACACGCAGGCATTCACGAGGACGAGATTGGTGCTGCTGCTGTGCCTTTGTCTATGAAGAGAGCTAGCGATGGCAAAGAACATGAGCAGATTGGTGGAATGACACTGACAGGAAATCTAGCTCCCGCTAAGGGCTTTGTGGCCAAGTGTATATACCAGATTACGGACTTCTCTGTTCGTGTTGAAGAATTGAATGGACAAATTCGTGTCCGGCGATGGGATAGTTCTAAGGCAGGCGACAACAAAGCTAATCGTGAACTCTATGTACAACTCCTCCAGGCCCCGTTTCGCAATACTATTGAGGGCTTTCTGGATATGATGGCCGGGCGTGATACGGAGGCCCAAAAGGACTTTGAAGAACTAAAAAAAGAGCAACCGCAGTTGCTGAGCACTTCGTAGAAAAAGGTGTGTTCAATGCTTGGCTAGGCGTCGAAGTGGTAGCTGAAGCCGAAGCAACTGAGGAAGTTATCGCGGAACGACCTTCTGACGCTGAAAAGATTGCGGTCGAGGCTGGCGACACAAAAGCCGCTGAGATGATGAAGGTGTTCCGCGAAAAGGTTAAAGAGCGCGAAGAAGTTCACGACGAGCACTACGCCGAGAAGATGGAAGATGCACAAACGCCACGCGAGGCCCGTTTTGTTTGGGATCTCACCAGATTGTGGCGCGAGGCAAGTTGGATAATGGTGACGGGTGACTTTCCTGATGGCAAATCTATGCACTCACAATTTCACCACCATCTGCACATCTGGAGCATCTTTGTGTCGGCACTCACTGCTCGGCAAATGGGGGCAGGTGAGCAATAATGCCTGATCCACGAACCGAAGTAAGGGTAGTGTTTATTCCTGAGATTAAGTTGCCTGATGAAGATATACATATTCCTGTGGTACTGGATCCTGAGGCTGGTGCAGCACCATCTGGTACAGGTTTGCCCAGCGGCTTTCGTGGAGGGCTGACAGCAATTCTAGGTGGTGCTATGGCCGCACGAATTGCGGGAGCAATGCAATCGATAACTGCTGTTGTTAAGGTTATTAGTGCTGGGGGTCCTTACACCATAGCCGCTGTTGTTGCGCTTGCTGCTGCTTTTGCTGGTGTAGTGGTGCAGGTCTACGCTGCGGTCAAGGCAATTCAACTCCTCTGGTCGATAGGCAAAACAGCATTACGGGGTCTTACTACACTAGTAAAGACACTAGCCGATGCCTTCATAAACTTGGCAACGTGGGCTGTGCAGAAGAGCATTGACGTACTGGAGGATTTTGTCAAAAGTATTCGTAAGGT